TGACCAGCATGAAATAAATCAAAACATCCATTTGTAAAAATAAAAAATTTCTTCATACCGCAAGACTCAAGCTGTCTTGCTGTCTGCCGCTCCTGTTTTATCTCCTTAAAGGAAAATATTTTATCATGATTCATGAAGTAGCTACACCCTTCTTTCTGATAACCCTTTGGCACCGATCTTGGGCGAAAGTAATTGAGGTGTCTGCGTCTAAAGTTAAAGTAAGGGAATATGCAAAGGCCGCTAAGAATGTATCTCCCGCCCCAGAAACGTCCCTCACCTCCGAGGGGCGCTTGATGGGGTAATCTTTACCCTTAAAATAGCAGCCCTTTTCGGCTTTTGTTATTATCAAATTATCACACTTAAACCTCCAGTCATTTTCAATGTATTCTTTCTCATTGATTTTTACAAAAGTGAAAAGCCTTTCCCAGTCTGAATTATATTTTTTCTTTGTATCTAAAAAAGATAATTTTGCCCTCCCCCCAATCTCTTCCAAGTCTCTCTGTTTTAAAAATCCTTTGTTATAATCTGAAACTACAACAGCATCATAATCTTCTATATTCTCTGGAAGCTCCCCGCAATGGGGATAGCTGTCAGTATCTACCCTTAAAAACATTTGATTTGAAGAAGAATCAATGTATCTGGTCTTAAACCCCTCTGGTTCATTGGTAAATAAATCTATTTTATTTTCAAAGGGGGTGCCTTTATTTGTCTCTTTCTCAAGCGCCACCATATTCGCGTATACATTGGTCGCCATCCCCAGATTTTCAATCCCCCCATCTGGGACAAACACAGGAGCAGGAGCTTCGGGACAAAGCCTTTGGGCGCTACCATAGCAAAACCTATCGCTACAAGTCTCCCCCATTACCAGAAACTTCATTTCTGAGAAGATCCTTTCTCCACCCGATATGAATCTTCGTTAAAGTGTTGAGTGCTTATCTCGAAAACATGAGAGTCCTCTAGGGCTATCAGCTTATGCGGAATACAGGGTTTTAAATGAACAACGGCCCCCTCTTCTAAATATTTCTCTAATCTCTCTGCTTTCTCAAGATCAAAATATTCCAACTTTAATTTTCCCTTAGTAACGCACCAAGTTTCTTCTTTTTTTATGTGATAATGCATAGAGAAAGAAGCTCCCTTATTAAATCTAAGGATTTTACCACAATATTTTTCATTGTTGGTAATCCATAGCTCATCACCCCAGCCTTTAGGGTGAGCTTCTAATCGACTAAAAACAGGCTCAATACTCATCTAGAGTATTATAGCGCGTCAACAATAATAATCAAGGACTTATTCGCCCTTGTCTTTGGCTTTTCCAATGTTTAAGGCTGCCCAGTCGATGAGACCATAGACCTTAGACCAAAAGCTACCCTTTTTAGGGGTGGGAGTTGCTGCGGTAATAGCAGAAGCGAAAGCGATTGCAGTGGCAACCACGCCCCACCAAGGATTATCTTGAATTAACTGAATAATAGCGTCCATAATATATATTATATGCTTGTGACATACATTACACCACCCAAATTTTGAAGGGAACTATGCCCGCTAAATTAATTCAATGGACTCAGGGGCAATTTCCTCAAGCTCCTCACACAATCTATCTATTTCATTAGGCTGCATGGATCGAGCATTACTCTTTAGTTTTTCAACCTCCCTCTCAAATCGACAATACTTTTCTCCTTGTGATAAGTTTTTCTTATTTTGGTTGTCATAAATAAAAGTGTCAAAGACCTCATACTTTGTAGGGTCTATACATTTTTCAATAGGGCCAAAAATAGAATTACCTACGACATAATCAAAGATGTCATACCTGCTTACTTTAATTCTCTGCTTTTGCATCGGACTGATATAAGGTATTATATATCAGAAAAGAGTCAAGGTCTAAAGAATTCTTATTCGACTCCTAATTTTAGAAACGTGCCTTCTTTTTTCTAGCACAGAGCCTCCCTCTCTGCTGCCTGCCCCATTTGTGTTGCCCTCGATAGTCTTCACGTAGCCACTAGAATCTACGTCTTTTACGGCAAGAGCAATGTGAGAGAAGGTGAATACAACAATATCGCCAGCTTTAATATCTTCGTTTGTAGGTTTGCGAAGGTTAACTCCTTCTGCCGCTTGTTGTTTCGCCCAGTTTTCAAAATCCCAAGCACCCGCTGTCTGAGGCCTTGAGAAAGTTACCCCTTCGCCCTCTATAGCCTCGCGCACAAGCCAGCATATAAAGGCCGCACACCAAGGCCAGCCCTTGTCGGCATCTAGCCATGTCGCAGCCTTGTATTCGTCTACCCTAGGTCCGCAGTTGCTCCCATCCACCTCAGATACTCCTATCTCTTCCCGAGCCAAGGCCACCATTTTTTCAGATATGGTGCCGCCCAAAACCACGGGTTCTTTTGTGGATAATTTAGCTAGAATAGCATTCCAAGTTACTGGCCCATCCGCCCCATCAGCAGAAACGCCGAGCAATCTCTGCACGGCTTTTACCACTTCTTTTTTACCTTTAAAATTCATATATTATCCACATTTTTTACTAAACGAAGCGCACAGAGACATCACAATCGGTAAAACAACAGCTAGAATCATAAAGTCGCGAAATGTAGATGCTTTTTCCTTAAGTAAAAGAAGCTGGCTCTCTGTGTAGCAGAGGGCCGTCCTTTCTGCCTCAATCATTGCCTCTACGTCCTCAACAAGAAGAAGTCCGTTCCAGCCAAATATCAAAGAAATAGCAGCCAAACAGTAAACTATAAATTTCGGTCTCATTTCTTTTTGAGGAATTTTAACGGTCGTTTTTCAAACCGCTGACCCAAGCGGACCACTCCCCCAATTACCTCTGGGCTTACTACGCCAATTATCCCATAAGTTATTGCCTTCATAAGAGAGGATACCTCTGTTTGTTCCAAAACAAACCAAGCAATCCCTGCTGCAATGGCGGCGGTTGCAATTCTTTTGAATTGTTGCTTAACAGACAGATGGTCATTGCCAGATAAGAGTCTGGCAAACATAGCGGCAGCACCGATTAAAGGAACCAACCACCCTCCATTAAGAAACTCTTTTATAATAGATTTTTCAGGTTCCATGTTTAACTAATTACACTTTCTATAAAAAAAAGCCCCCCATGAGGGGGCTTTAATTTTGATTTTAATTTTAATGACTTGGTTTAGAACTTAAAAGAAACTCCCGCACCAACCGACCAGTCGTGCTCTAATGAATAAGCACTAGAAGAGTCAAGGTCATTATCGTTATAAGCCCCCTTAAGGAAGAGGGAAAGACCATTGTCAAGCTTATAAGTAGCTGCGATCCCCGCTTCTACTCCATCATATTCGTCAGCAATATGAGCTGCCGCAAAAGGAGTAATAGTAAGGTTCGCCACTGGAGTAGCAAAGTCACGGGAAACCATGATTTCTACCCCATAAGGACCAGACGAATCAGCTTCGTGCCACACCGTAGTCGTGAGGTCAGCGATATCATGAGAGTAAGTCAGCGCAAGACCAACCTCTTCCCAACCTCCATGAGAGGAATCAATCCTCTGGAGATGAATCCTAGCACCCAAACTTTGACCAAAAATCTCAACGGGGCGAGCATAAGCAACAGACCAGTCTTTTTCTGTATCGCCATCAACATCATGAAGGTCAACACCCACAGAGATATGCGCCCCTTCAACTGGAACGCCTACGAGGGCAGAAAAAGCAACAGAGTCTTCTCTCGTAGCTACGCCACGATGAGTCGATAAGTCGCTATAGGTAACGCTAAGCTCTGGAGAAACGCTCCCCAAGAGATCAGTGATAGCAACACCCGCGTTACCAAAAGCAACGCCCAGCACGGTTAGGAGACTAAACAATAGTGTCTTCATATTTTTGTATTATATTTGGTTTGTAACGATTGTCAATTTAATTTTTACACAATTCAAATTTTTAGATAACCTTTAAGACGGAGGCTGAGGGTCAGGCGGGGTCCAATCAGGACCACTCATGATTTCAAGTATCTCTGCATGGGTATAGGTAGTAATCCCATTAAATACCGCAGGCCTTTCGCCTTCGTATTTTAAGACAACCCTATCTACTCCCTCTCCCTCCACGGAATGGCGCAAGGTGTCGAAGGATGACTCCATCGCCGCATCCATCATGTCCTCCGTAACGCTTGAAAAGGGAAGGGTCATGTAATGTCTGTTATTATAATTCATATTTTTTTTATTTTTAAGGTGTGTCCGTTTTTATGTTGGTAGATTCCATGTTTTT